GATGAGACTCGAACTCACGACAGTCACCTTGGCAAGGTAATGCTCTACCAACTGAGCTACACCCGCTCTCAGGATGGCGGAGAGAGAGGGACTCGAACCCTCGATAGGCGTTAACCTATACTCCCTTAGCAGGGGAGCGCTTTCAACCACTCTGCCATCTCTCCGAAATGGTCGGAACGGAGTGATTTGAACACCCGACTTCCAGTTCCCAAAACTGGCGCGCTACCAAGCTGCGCTACGCTCCGAAGTAAAAATGGTGGAGCTGAGGAGATTCGAACTCCTGACATCCTGCTTGCAAAGCAGATGCTCTGCCAACTGAGCTACAACCCCTCACCCTTCTATTATTATATACGAATCTCCCTGAATGTCAAGGCTTTTTCCTTTTTTCCATAAGGCTCTTTCTAGGGTCTCTATGAAAGCCTCATCCGACAGGTCATTTGGGCATAAGTGCTTTGGAGCTTCCTCCATTTGCTGTCGCCACCTTAGGGCGGTTTTCTTTATGTTTTTATTCATCCCCCATAGAGTTTACTAAAATAAGGAGCAGTAATAATATAACTATTATTGTCATTTAACTGTTCCGTTTTTTAATTTTAGTTTTGCTTTGCGTTTCTTTTCATTCCATTCGTATTTGGCTCGGGTGATTTCAGCACTCCAAGTTTTGCTATCAAATTCTATATCTTCTTTTTTTAAAGCAAGGAACCACGCCAGTCTAGCTCCTTCAGGGGACATCCAAATACCGGGTTCGTCATCTTTTTTGTATCCCCTTTTTTCGAGTTCTTTTGAAGCTTGCTGTCTGGTCCGCATATTACCTCCTATCTCGTGGATTACTTGGGGGCTCTGGCACTCCCTTACTTATGGGTCTAGATGGTGGCGGGGTGCGAGTAGGGGTGACGACTTTACCAGCAGGTCGGCTGCTTCTTCTGTTGCTCTGGCGATAATGGTTGTGGTGATCATAATGGTGATTATGATGTATGTATAACGATGTTCCAAAAGGACGAGGACTATAGTACTCTCTAACATATACCGTGTCGGGAGAATAACATCCTGTGCAAATAGCAAGAATTACCATAAGCAACACTATGACAATTGTAAAATAAAGGTCGTATTCCGGAAACCCTTTTAAATCTAAAGGTCGAATTAATCTTTTCTTTTTATTTTTCTTATTAGCCATTTGAACCCCCTTATAACATATTCTCGAAGAACAAAAGGTGAAATTGCTATCCACCCTACGATCAAAAAGATTTTTTCTCCTATTGGGTATTTCATTTTATTAGTATTTTTATTTATTAGCTTATTAATATTTTTTAAAGCTTCCTTATCCGGATTCTATCTCGTCTATATCTTCCATTTGAACAGCATGGTGAAGAGTCATTTCGTTTCCGTAAAATTTCCCTCCTTTCTTTTTGAGGTTTGAAAGTATTTTGGCTCTATTAGGACCTTCTACAACATCCATTGGATATACGATAGGATTTTTTTGGCTTCCGTTGTTATCAATAGCAAGATTCCAATCATTCTGTTTTTGTTTCTGAGGAGGATTACTTTTGATATTTGGTGAAACACCACCGTCCAGCATAACTTGTACCGCTTTGGCTTTACTGCGATTTGAAGCGTAATGAAGAGGGCTCCAGCCTAAATCTTCATCTAAAGACAGAAAGGCTCTTTTATTTTTGAGAGCAGCTTTTATTCCTTTTATATTACCGTTCTGAGCAAGTACGTGTAGGTCCGCCATACATAGTTATGTACACAAAAAGATAATTTTTATCTCCCCCCTTTAAAGGAAGAAGGGCTTTATCGAAAAAACATTCTCAAACCTTCTTATTCAAGAACCACTGATACCGCTAGTACCAGTCACACCGCTGGTGCCACTGGTAGGAACGTCATCAGAAGTAGCTGGGGTCGGAGTTGGGGTCGGAGTTGGGGTCGGAGCTGGGGCCGGATCACCAGTAATACCGCTGGTGCCAGTCATACCGCTGGTAGGAGCGTCATTAGAAGGAGCCGGGGTTTCGCCTGACCCTATGTTTCCTGAACCAACATTCCCACTCGTTCCTGAGGAATTGTGTCTATCGTCTATTCTAGCTGTTGTCGTTGTCATCGTTTTCACTTTTTTAAATTGTTTGGGGCTGCCTTTAAAACCACATTCAGGACATTCCCTAACTGTGTTGACTCGTCTATTAAATAATCTTTTAAATATATTGAACATAGCTTATTAAAGATATAAAAACATTTTTTAGAAAAAGCAAATAAATCTTTTATAACTATTCAACATGGCAAAAAAAGTTCTTGTTACTTGGAGTGCTTCTCACGAAGCTGTATTAGGTCTTACGTTTGAGGAAGATATAGATATTGAAGAGTTCGAAAAAGACCTAAATGAAAGTGATCCGGCTGACCCCAATGGCGCTCTATCCAAAGTAGAAGAGATGACACGAGAAGGAAAAGTCGACTTCCAAAATATGGCCAATGTATCCTTAAAAGATTTTAAGGTAAGACAAATTTAATTTATACCCCCCTTGCGGGATACTCAAGTCACTCTAGGGGCGGAAGTGTTTTTCCAATTTTTCTTCTAATTTGTCAAATCTGGAATGGATAACGTCTATAGCTCTTGTTAAGTCACTTTTTGTAACGTACTGCTTTGGCATTTCGACTGCCATTTTGGCGACCCTGTCGGTCATATCGTCATGTTTTTTCCAGAGGTTGTCTATGTTATGAAATAGCCGTTTCATTGTCCAACCAATAAAGAACGCAGCTATACCGAAAATTATATCTATTGCATTATTTAATTCCATCTTTGACTTTCCTAATTACACCCGTGGATCTTTATATACACAAGTTTTTATTTATCTTCTGGCAATTTTGGAAGCTCCTTCATTTTATCTCTTACGGCTCTTTGTTCTTCGTAACCGGGTTCCCCACCCTTATGTAAGTAATGAAAGCCTCCGTTTAATGGGAGTTTTTTTTCTATAACTAACAATTTTAATCTGTCATTTGGAACGATCATTTTGGTGCCGCGATCTGTCATGTAGAAAATTGTTTTTAAAAATCCTACTCTTACTATTCTGGCTTGTCGTCCACTTATGTATAAAACATCATCATTACAAAAATCTTTTCCAATACATATTAAAAGTCCTTCTGCGGCTTTATGTATCGCGTCTTTAAAAAGTATACCAAGGAAAGCTATAAGAATTAACCAACCGTATTCACCTATTAATTGTTCTGCGGCTTTTTGTAGTTCGGGATCTGCTAGTGTTTCATTCATTTAGTATTATTAATTACACATCTATTTGTTGGAAATCAGTGTATATATTATATATGGAAGATCAAATCGCAAATGCCGGTCAAAACTTTATCGGCGAACACGGTTGGTTGCTCGTTGCGGGAGCAGCGGGTTTAATTTTCAAAGAGACTATAACTAGCTTCGCAGCTGCTGTATCCATGTCTCTTTTCGGCGGAATAAAAACTGATGATGTTTATATCATGGGGGGTAGAACTTGTAGGATCGTAAGGGTCGGTATGAGATCTACGACTTTCTACTTTGGTGATACTAAAACCAGAGTAGACATAGCAAACGAAGACATCAAGGGTTTAAGACTCGAGAAGAAGATAGCCCCAATGGGAGAAGAGCAAGCGTAAACTAGTTATATATCATGCCTAAAGTTAGACTTGACCAGTTGGCCAATTCTTTAGATGAATTGGATAATCCTCAAGGAAGAGCTCTCCAAAGAGAGCCTATACGACCTCGAGAAAGATTTCATATAGAAGACTTCAAATGGACAAAGAAACAGAAAGACTTTATTAAGATAGCCTTAAGTAAGCAATCTAAAATTCTTTTCGGTAAAGGCCCGGCAGGATCCTCTAAAACTCTTCTTAGTGTTTATTGCGCTCTACATTTGCTGAGCGAAGGCAAGGTTTCCGAAATAGTCTATATTAGATCTGCGGTAGAAAGCTCTGACTCTAGAATGGGTTTTTTACCGGGAGACGCGGACCAAAAGCTTCATTTTTATAACCTTCCTTTCCTTCATAAAATGGAAGAGCTGGTTTGNCCNAATGTAATAAAGAAACTACAAAAAGANGAAAGAGTNTCNACTTATCCTGTTAATTTTTGTCGAGGTATGAGTTGGAATTCTAAGTGTNTAATATTTGATGAATGCCAGAATAGCTCTCTCAAGGAAATNGTAACAGTATTAACTAGATTAGGTATGGGTTCCAAATGCTTTGTTTTAGCTGACCCAACTCAGACAGACTTAAAAAATGGACATAGAGGAGGGTTTGAAAGAATAGAGAGTCTATTTACAGATAAAGAAAGCTCAAAATTTGGAATAAATACTTTCGAGTTTACGGAAGAAGATGTAGTGAGATCAGAATTAGTTAAATTCTTAGTGACTAAATTCAAAGATTTGGCTACTATGCCTATTTAACATGACCACTCCATTCTGTCGAGGGCTCTGTTGTTACTGTTTGTCTCCACCCCTCTTTATGTAGAATTCTTGTTACGGAACCACAAAATCTTCTTACTTCTTTTTCGGGTATGTTCCAGAAAAACGCATGCATCATTTCTTCTATCATGACCGCCATTTCTCTTTTTGGCGTTAGATCTGGAGCAATATGTATTTTGGGCTTACGATAATCAGGAGGATCGCACAAACCGTCAGCATTGTAAGTATGGTGAGGTTTTTTCATCAATATTTTGTATTTTACCCCTTGGTTGTTTGTAAAAGAATAAGTCGACATAACATTTTTTTATCTAAATGAACGTTTAGTTGTAATAACTAATTACCTAAAAATAAAAATTATGCCGAAATATATTAAAGCAACTTATTGCAAAAACTGCGGAAGCTCTAATGAGCCGTCTTTTAAAAAGGGTAGCTCTTTAATGGAAAAGCCTAAACTTTGTTCTTCGTGTGGTTATGACTTGTCGACAGGCAAGAAGCCCAAAAAGAAGAAAGAGAAGAAAAAAATCGAGGCAGAGATCGAAGAGCCCACAGAAAAGCCAATTCCCATATCTATAGATATACCCCCTTTAGAGCTTGAGGAAGAAGGCTGCTACTTTGGAAATAAAATTGTTTCAACTTTAGGTAATTTAGTATCCCCTACGCCAAAGGAAACCCCTGAAAGTAGTGAAAATGCCAGCCAAAAAGAGAACCAGTAAACGTAAACCGAAAGTTAAATTCGAAGATAGCATAGATATTATTAGTGAAGAGATTAAAAAAAGAAAAGGGAAATGGACTTTGACGTCTATCGCTTGGATGGATTTCGAGGATATTTCTCAAATTTTAAAAATACACATATTTAAAAAGTGGCATCTTTATGATCAAACTAAACCTATGTTGCCTTGGCTTAATAGAATCATATCTAATCAGCTTAAAAATTTAGTTAGGAATAATTATACAAACTACTGTAAACCTTGCCTTAGGTGCGCGGCGGCAGAACCGGATTCTTCTTGTTCTATATATGGGAATCAGGATTCCAGATGCCCCTTGTTCAAAAGGTGGGTTCAGAAAAAAAAGTCAGCCTACGATGTGAAGATGGCTCTCCCCCTTGAGAATCACAGAAACGAAATCAACGAAGGGGCCGACCAACCAAGCTTAACCGATGGTATAGCCAAGCTTCATAACAAGCTAAAGCAAATTTTGAAACCAAATGAATGGTTAGTGTATCAATGTTTTTATATAAATAATGAATCAGAATTAGACATAGCTAAAAAATTAAATTTTAAAACTACCGAAAGAAACAGAAACCCCGGATACAAACAAATAAAAAATATACAAAAATCTATCATAAATAAAGCGAAAAAAATATTAGAAAAAGACGAAATAGATTGGTGATGAATAACGAAAATTACACATTAACGAACGAGCAAAAACAGAGCTTGACACAAATTAAAGATTCAATTGTCTCTGGGCAAGAAAATGTTGACGTCTCTTTAATTCATTTGATACAAAATATCGCAGGCTTTACAGGTAAAGACGGAAGAAGTAAAGAGGGGCGTGCCGTGAAAGCGTTTCTAAGCGAAATAGATCTCAATGCTATACCGGCGAGCGAATACCAAAAAGTAGACAGACCAGAACTGACAGAAGAACACAAAGAATTCATTAGGAACAATAGAGGGACAATGAAGTACGTTGAAATGTCTCGAATATTATTTGGGAACGAATCCTTAACTAGTTTAAGTGTTGAAGTAAGAATGGTTTCCCAATATTGTAAAAATTTAGTTGGGGAAGACTTTAACGAAGGACAGGCCGAACATGGGGCTACCTTTCAATATAAACCCCCCAAGCATCCAGACAGAGTACTTAGTAAAATTAATAAGTATATTTTAGATAGCGGTATAAATAAAGAAAAAGTAATACCTAGACAAAAAAAAGACATAGAAAAACTAATGGGCTATTTACATACCTTTAGATTTGTCCATCAAATAAGCAATTATAATAACGAAANAGAAAGNGAACTTTTCGANTCTTCTTTCGTCAGGTATACCTACAATAAGCCAGACTTAACCCAAGAGGAGGTTGACCAATANATAGTCCTTTCCGGAGANGTTGTTATAGCNTCGAATATTCAGAGAAGNGTNGGTAGACTTACGAATCTATTGGACGAAACAGCCATGGACAACGAAGGACGAAGAATTTCTATGAGTTTAGTGGAAGCTATAAGCACAGCTCAAAACGAATATAACTCATGCGTAAATAGACAGCATAAATTACTAAGTGACCTAAAACAAAAAAGAAGCGATAGGCTAAGTAAGCAAATACAGGACAATGCAAGCATTCTCAATTTAGTAGAAACTTGGAAAGAAGAACAAACAAGGAAAGAGTTAATAAGAATGGCGGAACTTAGGAAGAAGGTTGTTAAAGAAACAGTCGATGAGCTATCGACAATGGACCAAGTAAAGGCTAGGATATTTGGCCTATCGGAGGAGGACGCGATTAATGGCTGAGTTAACTTGTAAGATAGACGGAGCAAAGTTCGAAACGGAAAAAGAACTCCATAGGTACTTGCGCAAATTTAAAATTAGGATGGCGGAATACTATCAGAAATATTATCCTCGTAGAGATCTGCTTACGGGGGAATTGATAAAGTTTAAAAATAAGAATTATTATTTTTCCAATCATTTTAATTCTAGAGTCAATATGAAAAAATGGCTCAAAGAAACGCCTAAAGAAAAAGCTAAGGAGTTTTGCGTAAAAATTATTGAAGAAAGAAAAGAAAGAAGGAGTTTAGCTTATTCCCCGACTCAAGTTGAAATGCGTTGTACTATGATGCCGCCGATTCATTATTACCAAGAATTATTTGGTGACTTCTATTCCCTATGTTCGGAGCTCGATTTGAAACCTAGGTTTAATAAATTTCCTTCAGAAGAGATAAAGGAGGAAATAGAAGAAGGCTACGAAATAGTAATCGATACAAGAGAACAGAAACCCTTAAATATAAACTACCAAACAAGAAGAGAAGGCTTAAAATTTGCTGACTATTGGCTCGACAAAGAAGATAATAAATGCTACGTAGAAAGAAAAGAAACTAAAGATTTTATAGGTACATTTACGGGAGGGTGCGATAGATTTTGCAGAGAATTAGAGAGGGCGGACGAGCAAGATGCTTACGTAGTTGTAGTCGTGGAAAATTCATTAGATAACATGATGAAATTCAATTACCTTAAATATGTAACTAAAAAAGTACAGGTTACTCCTGAATACGTAATGAGAAACGTTAGAGATATAATCCAGAAGCATGAGAACGTACAATTCCTTTTTGCTAAAGGTAGAACAGAGGCTACGAGATTAACCAGAAAACTATTCTTCTCCGGCACGAACTATAAAGACGTAGACCTACAATTAGCTTATGAGTTAAAACTTTTATGATATGTGGTCTTGCCCGGAAAAATATAAAATAGAAGTAGAGGACGTAAACTCTAGACTAAATAAGCTAGAGGGTTACCTTGAAGACAAGCAAGCGAAAATCACTCTGGCGGAGTTTCTTAGAAACAATCTATATTTTACCACATATCTTTTAAGTGGCATAAAGTTGGCTCCCTACCAAGAGATAACACTAAGGGGCTTATTCAACAGAAATTTTAGCATGTGTGTCTGGGGTCGTGGCTGTGGCAAAAGTTTTATAGCCGCTATCTATTGTTTTCTTCAGTGTATTTTCGAACCGAACACAAAGATACTTATAGCTGGTCCAACTTTTCGTACAGCGAGATTCATTTTTAACAATATAGAAAAAATAGTAGAAACAAAAGAGGCCGTCCTACTGGCCCAAGCTTTTGGAGCCAAGGTAAAAAGGAACGATCAATACGAGTGGAAAATAAACAACGGAACAATCACTGCTATTCCGTTAAGTGGGGAAAAGATCCGTGGTTTTCGCGCTAACATTCTTGTGCTTGACGAGTTCCTTCTTTTGCCGGAAGACATAATTAAAAATGTTCTAATGCCTTTCTTGGTTGCCCCTCAAGATATGGCAAGGAGAATGCATATAAAAGAAGTAGAGGATGATTTAATAAGGAGGGGAGCTTTAGAGGAGAAAGCTAGAACTAAGTTTGAAAACGCTTCTAAAATGATAGCCTTATCTTCCGCCAGTTATACTTTTGAAAATTTATACAAGACCTACCAAGAATGGATAAACAAAATAGAAGATAAAGATACCTCAATGGAAGCTAAGTATTTTGTCTCTCAGTTAGGCTACGAAGCATTACCTGAAGAAATGATAGATAAAACAATTATTAATGAAGCTCAAGAGGGAGGCTCTTCTCATTTTTCTTTTCAGCGGGAATATTGTGCTCAGTTTACTGATGGTAGCGATAGTTACTTTAGTGCAAAAAAGATGGACGCTTGCACCTTGAAGGGAGACGAGGAACCTAGTACTCTTTTAGTGGGTAGAAGCGGTAGAAGATATGTTCTTGGAATAGATCCCAATATGAGCGACAGTCCTTCCGCTGACTATTTTGCTATAGCTGTTATGGAGATAGATGACGATACCGGTTTAGGAACTTTGGTTCATTCGTATGCTGGTTTAGGCAACCTGAGTAATCATGTTAAATATTTGGCTTATTTATTTCAAGCATTTAATATCGTTTTTGTTTGTTTGGATAATGCTGGATCTGACGTCTTCGTTGACTCTTGCAACGAGTCTCAGTATTTTAAAGATATACGAACTGAATTAAAAACCATCCCCCTGAATGCTGATGCAGAAGGTGTAGACTACCAAAAGTCTTTAAGGCAAGCTAAAATAAAATATAATTTAGAGAATAACCAAATTTGTTTTAATCAAGTATTCACTACGAGTTTTATTCGTCGAGCTAACGAATACCTTCAGGCTTGCATAGATTATAAAAAGATTTTGTTTGCCTCAAGAACCGCCTCCAACGAAGCCTTTTTTAATAGAACAAGTACTCTTAGGCTTCCCTACCCTAAAAAAATAATTTTCACTGGAGATAGAAAAGACTGGACTATGTTAGATTTTATAGAGCATCAAGACGACATGATCTACCAGACAAAAAAGCAATGTAGTCTAGTGGAGCATAAAGCTACAGCCCGAGGAGCTCAAAATTTCGATCTACCACAACACCTGAAAAGGTCTACTTCCCCGAACAAAGCTCGAAAAGATAATTATTCTGCATTAATGTTGGCGAATTGGGGTCTTAAGCTCTATAACGACATAACTAACACGCAGACTGTCGGTACTAAGGATACTTTCGAGCCTGTTATGCTTTTTTAAGTGTAACTAAAACCAAATAAGAGCTTATGCCTTTTAAAATAGCAACTGGTCAAATAGACGACGCTGCTTTTCGTACGTTTTTTAATAAAAAACTTTCGGGATCGAGCACATACACATCTGGATTTTATACTCACGACAACTCTTCCGGTTTTCTACCTTTGACGGCAGGTGGAGCTACTTCCTTTACTGGCCATAGTGGAAATATAATGAGCAGGGCTTCTGGTATGTCGACTCAGTTAAGTGGTTCATTGAGGACTAGCGGCCAAGTTCTTTTCGGAAAATCAGCTGATGTCTCTGGTCACGCCGAAACCTTCACTACTGCGGCTAGCGGTGTTTTACACACCAGCATAGAGGTGGCTTCAGGACAGTTTTCTTCTACTAGTGGAGAGTTTCTTAAATCCGGCAGTCTTTATAATACTGGTTCGGGAGATTTTTCTGTTACAGCTCCTACCGGAGCTTTGGCTTTCTCTTCTGGGCATAACGACACTCATGGATTTTTTATAGCTACTGGAGACACAACCTACAAAGCTGGTTGGATGAAGGTGGCCGGACATCCCGAGATGACAGGTTACGTAGCTACCTCTAGTGGTAATATTAGAAATAGTTTAAATGCAACTGGCGAAGCTCTTTCAACTTCTATAAATAATGTTACGTCTAATTCATCTTCTCTCTTTTCTGCGGAAAAAACTTTCTCTTCCGGAATAAAGACGGAAAGAATTTCTTTGGGTTCTGACGGCGTCACACTAAGAGTGAATGATAATAAGTCTGCTACTTTTGATGATGCTAGCGGAGCCTTACTTACTGTAGCTCCCGGATATGGTCCAGACGCTCCAGTGTTTTCTGTTACTGATAAAGCGGGTTTACCTTTAATTGATGTGTATGATGACGATAGAATCAATTTAGGTCCTTACGGAAAAGACATATTTAATCTGAGCGGACAAAAAGTCATGATGCAGAATTTACCAGCTTACCCAAATACGGGTGGGCTACCAAACGGAACACTGTATGTAAGTGGCAGCACTACTGCAGGAGGAAGACACCTAATGATAATATAAAAAATGACAAAGAAAAGCAACAACAAAACAGAGGTCAAACCAATGATGACAAGCTTCGCTTCGTCTCCATACACTACTACCGACCAGTCGAGTAGGACAAGAAGGAATGTTGGCGGCCAGATAGAAAGAACCAACAGATTTGAAAATATAGATAATGGACTTGTTCCGTTTAAGTATTCTAAAGGTGTCAATAACCAAAGCTCCCTTAACGTAAGAGAAGCTGTTGTTCTTTGTCAAAAAGCTTATTATAATTTTTCCGTATTCAGAAATATTATAGATTTAATGACTGAGTTTTCTGCTACGAGATTGTATTTTACCGGAGGGAGCAAGAAGTCAAGGAATTTTCTAGAGGCTTTATTTAAAAAAATAGATATGCAAAGTTTTTTGGATAGATTTTTCAGAGAATATTATCGTTCTGGAAATGTTTTTATACATAGATTCGATACCAAGCTGCAACCTGAGGATTTTAAAAAGGTAACTCAAACTTATGGAAACTCTAGCTTATTTGCTCAGGAGGAAGATGGAGCTCTGCCTTCGAGATATATAGTACTCAACCCTGCAGATATTCAAATGGGAGGAAATATATCTTTCTTTTCTGGAATTTATCATAAAGTGTTAAGCGACTATGAATTAGAGAGATTGAAGAACCCAAGGACAGAGGAGGATCGGGAGGTATACGATTCTCTTGATGACGAAACAAAAAAAGCTCTCAAACAGAGAAATATAGGGATGCTCAGTATTCGATTAGATAAAGATAAAGTTACTCCTGTGTTTTATAAAAAGCAAGACTATGAGCCATTTTCTGTTCCTATGGGCTTCCCTGTTCTCGAAGACATTAACTGGAAATCAGAAATGAAAAAAATGGATATGGCTATTACCCGGACAACGAACCAAGCCATACTGTTAATCACAATGGGTTCAGAACTGAAGGATGGCAGTTTAAATGTGAACCAAAGAAGCATAGAGACTATGCAAAAACTTTTTGAGAACCAATCCGTGGGTAAGGTTCTCGTTTCTGATTACACAACTCAAGCTAAGTTTGTCATACCAGATATAGCTAGCATACTTGATCCAAGAAAATACAACGTCGTAAATCAAGATATACAAATGGGTTTGAATAATATTCTTGTTGGTGAAGAGAAGTTTGCTAACACAAGTATTAAGGTTCAAGTTTTTATAGAGAGGTTGAAGCAGGGAAGAGATGCTTTCTTGAATCAATTCTTAATACCAGAGATAAAAAGAGTTTCTAAGACACTGGGTTTCAAAAATTATCCTGAGCCGCATTTTGAAGAGATAGAGCTGAAAGACAAGACAACTTGGAATAGAGTAGTTGCTCAATTACTGCAGTATGGAATACTGACCGCAGACGAGGGTTTGGAAGCTATAAATTCAGGTAGGTTGCCGGAGCCAGAAGAGTCTGTTGAATCCCAAAAGAAATTTAAAGAGTTAAGAGATGAAGGTTATTACAACCCTCTTATAGGCGGAAACGAAAAAGAAGAAGAAGGAAGACCTGACGGAAGCAACTCCCCTCAAACAACAAAGAAAGTTTCTCCTATAGGTGAAAATACAGTAGGCAAAGAAAAGTTCAGCATAGAAAAAATCAAAGAAAATCTAGTGTTGGCTCAAAAACTAGAGTCCGAAGTGCAAGAGCAGCTTAAAGCTAAATATGACAACAAGAGGGTTACCAATAAAATCAGGAACTTAGCGCAAGAGATTTGCCAAGTAGTTATGGCGAATGAAATGCCGGAACAATGGTCGGAAAAAGTTGTAGATTATATTGACAACCCTATCGATACAAATCATAACAAAATAAGTGAGGTTCAATCAATAGCGTGCGAGCATCAAGTAGACGACTACTTGGCCAGTCTTTTGCATGCAAGTAAAATTTAAAAATATGAGCGAAAATACAGATAATATACAAGATGTAAACCAGTATCTAGGCGGAACAGATATAGACATTGCGGTTCCAGACATTCCCCTGCCGCCTGAGCCAGAGGAGAAAAAAGAGATCGAAGACAAGGTTGACGGAGCTTTCAAATTTGCTTTCATAGGGTCTGGTCAAGGTGGATCAAGAATAGCTGAGACTTTTCATAAGTTAGGCTATAGAAAAGTTGGTATAATTAATACAGCTCAGCAGGATCTAAATACGGTAAACGTAGAGAACAAGCTTTGTATAGGTTCCGGTGGAGCAGGGAAAGATAGGGCAGTCGCTGCTAAATGTTTCGAAGAGAAAGCTGACGATGTCTTAGATTTTATGCGTCGTTCTTTTGGTGAAGACGTTGATAGGATTTTTGTTTGCGCTGGCGCAGGTGGCGGTTCTGGAGCAGGCACACTGAAGCCTTTAGTCAGTTCAGCAAGAGAACTGCAAGAGACTTTGCAATCAGACAGTAAGAAGGTAGGAGTTATCCTAGCTCTACCAAAATATTCAGAAGGCAAGAAAGTTAACGCCAATGCTTACGAGACCTTAAAAGAAGCGAGCGAGCTAGTGGAAAGCGGCGTAGTCTCTCCTTTAGTAATTATAGACAACGAAAAAACCAGCAAAATATATTCTAACGTTTCGGTGGCTAACTTTTGGCAGACAGCAAACATGAGCATGGCGGGAGTATTTCATTTGTTCAACATGACAGCTTCAAGGGATAGCTCTTATTCCTCTTTCGATTCTAGTGACTACAAAAGTGTCCTTGATTCTGGTATAGTGATATTTGGAGCTACTCCCGTACCGGAGTGGAAAGACCCTATTAATATATCTAGAGCGGTTAGAGGTATAGCTCAAACCGGCAGCATGTCGGGAGGCATAGATATAACGACAGCTAATACCGCTGGAGCCATTCTAATTGGCGGAAAAGAAGTGTTAGATAACGTACCTCAATCCAACCTTGATCAAGCCTTTGATCAATTAACTAGAATTTTGAGTTCTGGAAGTGTAGTGCATAGGGGTATCTACAGTGGGGACAAAGACAACTTAACTGTATTCACAATTATAGGTGGAATAGCTACTCCAAACGAAAAATTAGAAGAATTGAAGAAACTTGGAGACGTGGAATAAAAAATTTCCAAAAATACCAAAAACAATGTAATTCAGGATATAGATAACAGGAGAAATTAGACATGGCATCAAAAGAACATAATTTTAATTTAAACACAAGGGGAAGTAAACTTACCAACCTTACCTCAGGAGACGTCGGAACAGTAGCGCCTATAATGTTTGCAACCAGTGCGGGAAGCGTGAAAGCAGCGGCTGTTTCAACAAACACGGTCACGGGAATCTTATTTCCTTTGGGTAGAGGTGACGTAGGCGGTCAGCCTTTTAATAGTGTGACTTCGCCAAATCAAATTGGTGACCCGCAGGAAAAGAACTATACACTAACTCATAGCGATCTTTTTACTAGTGCAGGTGTCCAGAAGGACGGTGGCGCTCAAAAATTTATTAACGCTGTATTGGATGGGGCTTATGTGGCTTACAATTCAGGGGTTTCTCAAGGCAGTGGTCTCTCCAGTATGACAGTGACCAGAGGAGACTTAAGTCTTACAAATAGTACTGTCACCGGTATATCTGGTGCAGTGAATACTTATTCGAGAAGTTACAATGTCACATTTAACTATACCCAGTCCGGTAATATAACTGCTGGCGGTCTAGCCGCTCTCCCGGATATCACTAACGACTTGGTCACTCAAACTGACGTGGGCTCAAAGCCGTTCTAATACTGCTAGTTAGTTTCTGTTATTTATTAAAGCCCTCGAGTTTATCTCGGGGGTTTTATTTTTTTTATAAGTTTTTTAAAAATAAGTGTATAATACTTTAGGTAATTTAATATGTCTTCGTTTACAAAAATGCAGGAGTTGGCCGTGGATTTATCTTCAAGCGGCATTAAGTTTCAAAACGAGAGCGAAGCTATTGATTTAACAAAAATTAGAGAGATTAAAATTGAAGAAGTTAGAGACTCTTTAGATATAGATTTTTCTAATAAAATTGTTGGAATTTTAGAGCATAAATGCGAAAGTCATAACGAAGCTTACGAAAGAAAAGTCACTCTCTCTCAACTCAAAGATGTCTACAGGGGAACATGGGATCTCGAACTTCAGGGAATCGACTGCTCTATTAACAAATTTGCTTTGGCTAGAGTTGGCATGTTTTCGAAAATGGTGGGGGAAAGAAAAATTACAAATAGTTATCGAAGAGTGGAAGCGGGTTTGATTGATGACAGAGATTTAGACATGTCTCCCAACTTTTACCCAGATGAAGAAGATTTTATTTTAGCAGAGAATAGCATAAGAGAGCATGGTCTAAACAACTACAACCTAAATGACGTTGACGATTTATACCTTGAGACCGAAGAAGAAATAAAGGCTCAGAGAACAGATTGGCTTGGTGAAATGATTAACTAAGGTCCGAATATGAAAGATAAATTAAAATATACTACAGTTTTTAGTTCTGAAATTAAACCAGTTGTTTCAGAAGAGAGAGATAAATATTTAGCTTTGGCTTCTATGATTGAGGTAGCCAAGTTTCTTCCCGACGTAGATGTTGACAAGCAGGTTGACCTACTCCCCATAGCCTTCAATGCTTTTGTTGCTAATAGAGTTAATAGAAATGGTGATGTAGTTGATACGGAAGCAGCTTTAGCTTTTTATCAAGATTTTAAAAACAAACCTATTAATATAGAACATAATAGGGAAAAAGTTATTGGTACAATTTTGACGGCTGGTTTTTCCGAATTTGGCACAGATAAGCCCATTACAGAAGAAGAGGCATCTGAGCTAGAGGGGCCATTCAATGTAACCCTTGGTGGGGTCATTTGGAAGATGGTTAATAAAGGGATCTCTGATCTAATAGAGGAGTCGGCCGACCCTAGTAGCGAGAGCTATATGAAAGTAAGTGCGAGCTGGGAATTAGGTTTTACTGAATATAATTTGGTGCTTTTAGAAGGAAACGATAAGAACATAGAAAATGGCATCCTTATCGACGACGAGAAAGAAATCGAGGTTCTCGAAAGTAAGCTAAAAGCCCTTGGAGGAGAAGGCAGAACCGCAGATGGAAAATTTATATATAGAAAAGTTGTTGGAGAAGTTGTCCCGTTGGGTATAGGTCTGACAGAGACTCCTGCCGCGGATGTTAAAGGACTAGCAACAGAAAAGACTATATCACTTCCCGAAGAAGAGGAAGAAAATACTTTTGCTGAAGTAGATAATACTTCACAAATACAACAAGATATTGTAATAAATCAAAACGAGGAAAAAATTATGAAAATAGAAAGTATTAAAGACATCACCAATGAGTCTTTGAAAGAGCTTTCTGCCTCGGCTGTTTCTGATTATATCGAATCGGAACTCAAGGAAGCATCCGAGAGATTCTCAGCCGAAA